GCGGTAAATATTTTAATCCGCAATATCGCCCGTGCAGATTTTATTATTGAAAAAGAAGGGGTTGAATTAAAAAATGGCGCTCTCTTTTCTTTATTCCATAGACCAAACGAAAATTTAAGCCGTTATGATTTGTGGAAAGAAACAGCCGCATGGTGGTTCATCGAAGGCGAAGCCTTTTGGTGGTTCGGACCCGATTATAGCGGAGGGGTGCCGAAAGAAATTTATATACTTAATCCCAGACGTATCCAACTTGAAGGGGAGGGGTTGGACGTGCAAGATAGTATCAATAAAAAAAAGCTGCGATGGTTTTATCATGCAGGGACTGAATTAGTCCCCATATTCTCTGATGAAATAGTTCATTTCCGTGAATGGAACCCGTGGAACCCATTGCGCGGAATTAATCCGCTTGTTTCCCTGTCTCTTGAGCTTGAGCAGGATTTTTACGCCAATAAAGCTAACTCTACGCTGTTAAAAAACAATGCTATACCGCAAGGTTTGCTTAAAACTGACCAGACGCTTCGACCGGAAGAAGCTGACGCATTGGAGAGACGGTGGGAGAGCAAATACGGACAGGTTAGGGCGGGGCGCAAAATTGCGGTATTGGGTAAAGGAACCAGTTTTGAGGCGTTAAGTTTTAATCCTGACGTTGTAAAATTATTTGAGTTAAAAAAATGGAACCTCTATACAATACTCGCAAAATACGGAATACCGCCAAGAGTAGCGAACATTTCCGACAGGTCAACGGCGTTAAGCGGCAAAGATACCAAAGAGCAGCACTCGGCGTTTTGGCAGTATACGTTAATCCCCTTGTTAAGAAATTTTGAACAAATTCTTGAAAGCCGGTTTTTCATGCGTTTTGGTCTGAAAGAGACAGGCCGTTTTGATTTATGGGATATACCCGAATTGAAAGAAAATGAGGACGCTCAAAGCAGGCGCGATATTGCGGAAATAAACGCAGGTCTTAAAACAATAAACGACATTTTAAGGGAACGAGGCAAAGAAACAAAGCCCTGGGGTGATGTGTGGTATAAACCGCAAAATTTAATCCCTGTCTCCAACTCCGATAAAAAGGAGCCGAAAGGGTAATAATTATGGCGGGGGAGGGTACTTTGATAGTTACAAGAGCTAAAACACTTTACCCCAATATCAAAAAATATTTTGTAAATATGGGTTTTTATAACGTAAATATTACAGGACTTGACAGGGACGCATTATTCAACAAAATCAGAGAGCTAAACCCGAAACTTCTTATTATTGACAGTGATTTTAACCAGGCGGCAACTCCGTTTTTTGTGGGGGAAATTCATGCCAGGTTTTCAAAATTACATATAGCCGCTGTAGCCGTTAATAATTTTCCTTTGGGAATTGCGCCGTGGTTTAAATGGTATGGGGCGAAATCGTGTCTTCATTTATGGGCTGACGGTATTGATGAATTTAAACGGGGCTTACAGACGATAAGAAGCGGCAAAGAGTATATGTCCCCTGTTATACAAAGTATTATTAACATCATTCCTGAATGGCCGAAAACAAAAGGCTATATTACAAAAAAACAGTTAGAGTGCCTTATTTTACTGTGCAGTGGTATGAAAGCCGAAAATATAGCTGATGAAATGTATATAACAAGAAGGACGGTAGATAAAGTATTAGAAGCAATATTTAAAATATTTAATGTAAACAGCCAGGGAGAATTGATTTCCCATGCGTGGAGAAGCGGATTAGTAAAGAAAGAAGATTTACATTTTTACCGCAGGGAAAAAAATATAAAGCTGCCCGAATGGACGTATAAAAAACAAAAAATGAATGAAAAGTTAAATGAGATTTTTGATAAGGTATATGGCACTTAACAATGAAGAATAGGGGGAAACTATGATTATTAGAAACAAGACCGGAGAATTCAAAATTGATAATTCATCGGTACTGCTGGACTTTCTCGGCGTGAAGAAAGAAGCGGAGGGAATTCAAAAAGTTTCCGCTGACGTGGTGCTGGTTTCGGGTGTTCCATTTCACCTGACGGCAGACATTGAAACTGAAAAAGGTTATCCGTGGACGCTTTCAACATTTGACCTTGACCGCTTCGGCGAAAGAGTAGACCCCTCTGGTTGGGATTTTTCGCAATATATGAAAAATCCGATTGTCGAGTGGGCGCACAGGTACGACATTCCGGCTATCGGCAAAATTGAGGCTCTGTCTGTTGATGATAAGGGCTTGCATGGTCTTGTCATTTTTAACGACAAATCTTTTGACGCTTTCGGGTGGGGTATCGGGGAACGTGTAAAGGCCGGTGTTATCCGTGCCGGTTCGGTGGGCTTTCGGGTACTGGAGATTGAAATACCGTCTAAAGAGGACGCGCCAAATGGCGGCAAAGATGGTACATCTTTAATTTTCCGTAAACAAGAATTACTTGAGTTTTCTATCTGCAATGTTCCGGCAAACCCTTACGCTCTCGCAAAAATAATGAGCAATGAAAAGGCAGCTATAAACAATGAAGGCGGCTCTAATGCTACCCCATATTGGGGCGGCTTAATCAATAATTTAGAGGGGTAGAATTATGGACGCATTACTAATGGCTATCAAACAAAAGATAGCGGACATGAAAAAAATTGAGTTGACCGGATTTACCAATACGGCAACTGCGACCGCCTACTTTCAGGAGAAAGAGGCAATTCTTGAGGGCATAGTCCAGACGCTTGAGACTATCACCGTTCAGGAAAGCGGGGAAGTTGAAGCCCTGCATAAAACCGTCAAGAGTTTGAGGGAAGAAATCAAAGGGCAAGCGTCAAGCCCCAGGGAACTGTCAAGGCGGGAACTTCTTTACAACCTGGGTAAAGGGATTGCGGCGGCGTGGTCGGGGAACTATAAGACGCTGGCGGAGTTGGCGTTTTCGCCCAACTTGAAAAGCGAAAACTGGACGAACCCCAAAGATGTGTCATGGGGGGAGAAAGGTTTTACTGTCAACAAGGCGGCTCTTGGCGATCCGATGGGCAACATGACACCGACCAATGAACAGTTTTTGATTAACCCCATTTATGAAACGGAAATTATGTCCGATGTGGCAAAAAAAAGCGTGATGATGCCTTTGGTTCGCCATCGCCCGATGATGGGACCTTCTATCTTTTTGCCGACAAGGGACAGGGGCGGGGTTCAGCTTAACTGGCTCACCGCCTACGGACAGAAAATCGAGGGGAGCAAGCCGAAGGGCGCGGAAAGGGTCGAATTGAAAGCCTACACTCTGGCGGGATATATTCCGTGGTTCGATGAATTTGAAGAGGACATTTTTATTGAACTCGGTCAAATGTTAGTCGATGAATTTACCGAAACTTACGGACAGGAATTTGACCGCCAATGCCTTACCGCCGATAACGACCCATTTACCGGGGCTATGGCTTGCTCTGACGTTACCGAAGTAACGATAGCGGGGGCAACTATCAATGATTTGACATGGAAGGATTTTAGGGATGCCGTTTATAAAGTCCCCTCCGAAGAACGCAAAGATTGTTCATGGTTCATCAATGAAACGATACTAAATCACATTGCCAACATTGAGGACACGACAGGCCGCCCGATTTGGCGGCGTCCGACCGAAGCCATGCCGGGGCGGCTGGACTTGTACCCCTATCACGAGGTTTCAATCCTTCCGCAGATTGCGGACATTGGCAAAAATGAAATCTTTGCTATTTTTATGAACCCAAAAAGAATTCAGCATGGCAACAGGCGGGGTATTGAACTTAAAAAGTTTGACGCTACGACTGAAAGCCTTGAATACGGCGAATTGTTTTTGAGGTTCCGCAAGAGGGACGGCTTTCTCGTAACCAGACCGAAAAACAACATGGTCGTATTGAAAACAAAAGCCTAAAAAAATGAGGAGCGAGGAATTAGGAAAGAGGAATAATGCGCTGTTAGTAAAAAATAATACTCCTAATTCCTCATTCCTCATTCCTAATTATTTATGACATTGGGGAGCTTGTTTGACGGTATCGGTGGGTTTCCGCTGGCGGCTTGCAGGGCGGGAATATCGCCTGTTTGGGCTAGTGAAATTGTGCCGGATTGTATCAGCATTACTAAAAGACATTTTCCTGTTATGCGCCATTTGGGAGATATTACGAAAATTAACGGCGGGGACATTGAGCCTGTGGATATTATTTCTTTCGGTTCGCCTTGTCAAGATTTAAGTATTTCTGGAAATCGTGCGGGGCTTGACGGCGAAAAATCGGGGCTGTTTATACAGGCTATACGAGTAATAAAGGAAATGCGAATTGCAACTAACGGAAAGCGACCAACTACAATTATTTGGGAAAATGTACCGGGAGCCTTTAGTTCCAACAAAAGAAAAGACTTTCAAAAAGTCCTACAGGAAATTGCCGCTATTGCCGAGCCGGGAATTTCAATTCCTAGACCTTCGGCAAAAACCGGATGGCTGGCTGCTGGCGGCGTCGTGGGTGATTGCTTCTCGTTGGCTTGGCGTGTCTTCAATGCTCAATACTGGGGAGTTCCCCAACGGCGGCGCCGTATCTTTCTTGTCGCAGATTTTACAAGCCAACGTGCCGGAAAAATACTTTTTAACACGGAAAGCAAAACAGGGAATATTGAGAAGGGCGAAAATGAGGGGGAAAGAATTGCCGGAGATGTTGAAAAAGGCGTTAGGGCAGCGGGTTTCAACGGATGGCGAAGCGTAACAGGAACATTGGAATATAAAGAAGACTGCGCTCCATGTATCAATTCTGTTATGCCGCCAAATATTGTAACTCAATACGCCGTAAATATAGGGTAGTCAACTGACAGAATTCAAATGAACCCTCAATCATCGGTAACATTAAGGGCAAACGGTGGGGGAAATGGGGCAAATACAGGATTGTATTTACTACCAGAAACACATAACGATGTACCTTTTGTTTGTAGTGGTTTTGGAAATTATGAGCATGGCAATATCAGCAAAACAATTTTATCGAGTGATGATATAACTTCGGGTGATTTGATTGTTTCAGGCTATTCTGTTCGCAGATTAACGCCATTGGAATGTGAAAGACTACAAGGCTTTCCCGATGGCTGGACTGAATACGGAGTTGACGAAAAAAAAATCTCCGATAGTCAGCGGTATAAGGCTTTAGGGAATAGTGTCGCTATTCCATGCGTTGAGGTTGTCCTAAATCAAATTAAAGCCAATATAGTTTGAAAAATACAAGGGCACAGGCTGTTGTCTTGTCTTTGTCAGGGTAAGGGTTTCTAATTTTGAAAGCTGTCCGGCGGTCTTCATGTACCGCCGGGCGGCTTTTTCAATG